ACGGAGTTATTAGTGAACTATCACAAATATACGAGTCAAAAAGATTACGTCAATTAGCCGGTGTTACTGAAAATGGTTTACAAAAGCCACAAGCCGATGTTTCCGAAATGTTCAAACACTTCAATGCTATGTTTAGATAATTGGCAAAAATAAATCATAATTAAGCAAGAAATCTCTTGCAAAGCTAAATAAAAGTGCGTACAATAACATGTATGCACTTTTTTACTTTACAATGGTGTAAAGTAGATATAGGCAAACTAGCAGAAATGCAAAATAAACTTAGGCTAACAATAGGAGATAATCATGGCATCATTAGCTGAAATCAGAGCAAAGCTCAAAGAGCAAGAAGGTAATTCGAAAGGTGGCGGTGAACGTACCGGTGGAGACAATTCCATTTACCCTTTCTGGAACTTGAAAGAAGGTTCCGAATCAACAGTCCGTTTTTTACCTGACGGAAATCCTGACAATACATTTTTCTGGGTCGAGAGGGCAATGATTAAACTGCCATTCGCCGGAGTAAAGGGTTCTACTGACAGTAAACCAGTGACTGTTAACGTTCCTTGTATGGAAATGTACGGAGAGACATGTCCTATCTTGTCCGAAGTACGTGGTTGGTTCAAAGATCCAGCACTAGAAGATATGGGTCGCAAGTACTGGAAGAAACGTAGTTATATCTTCCAAGGATACGTTGTTGAAGACGGTCTTAAAGAAGAAAATCGTCCAGAAAATGCAAACCGTCGTTTCATTATCGGCCCACAGATTTTCCAACTTATTCGTGGCGCATTGCTTGATCCAGAAATGGATGACTTGCCAACTGACGCAGTTAACGGAGTTGACTTCAAGTTGATCAAGACTTCAAAAGGTGGTTATGCTGACTATTCTACTAGCAAATGGAGCCGTCGTACCCGCCCATTAGATACAGCAGAAGTTGCTAACTTGGAAACACATGGCTTGTTTAATCTTAAAGATTACTTGCCTAAGAAACCAACTGACGTTGAAGTCAAAGTAATGAAAGAGATGTTTGAAGCATCAGTTGATGGCGAAGCTTTTGACATGGATCGTTGGGGGCAATACTTCAAACCAGCAGGTATGGGCCAGGCTACTGGTGATCCTAACTCTGCACCTAAGGCAACTTCTGTTGCTCGTCCTGCACCAGTGGCAGCACCAGCCGCAGAAGATGTAGCACCTTGGGAAGATGAGGTTGCTACAGCAGAGAAATCATTCTCAGCACCTAAGCAAGAATCAGCACCAGCTGCCGCAGGCGGTAGTCGTGCAGAAGACATTCTTGCTATGATCCGCAATCGTAAGCAATAAGCAAAATAGCAATAGGGGCGGTTGCCCCTATTGCCACCATCTAGGAGAATAACTATGGCTAAATTAAACAAACTTGCAAAAGTAAATGAAAATATCAGTCTTAATCGCTATGACAACGGCTTTATGATAGAAGTTAGTGGTCGCGATAAGAAAGAAGAATGGAAGACCGCTAAGGTCATGTGCAATACAGAAGAAGAACTTATTGCAGTGGTCAAAGAATGGGTCGCAATGGACTTGGATAATTAATTATGGCAACAAAAGCATTTGACTTATCTAAATTCCGCAAAACACTAACTAAGTCTATTGACGGATTAGGTGTTGGCTTTAATGACCCAACTGATTGGGTCTCGACAGGTAATTATGCCTTAAACTATCTTATTAGTGCAGACTTTAACAAAGGCATTCCTTTGGGCAAAGTTACTGTATTTGCTGGCGAGTCAGGCGCTGGCAAAAGTTATGTGTGTTCTGGCAATCTAATTCGCAACGCACAAGAACAAGGCATTTATGTTATCCTTGTTGATAGTGAAAATGCGCTTGATGAGAAATGGCTTCACGCACTAGGCGTTGATACAAGTGAACAAAAATTGTTAAAGCTCAACATGGCTATGATTGACGACGTGGCAAAAACCATTAGTGAATTCATGAAAGAGTACAAAACAATGGATGAAGCAACTCGTCCTAAGGTACTGTTTGTCATTGACTCATTGGGCATGTTGTTGACTCCGACAGACGTTAATCAGTTCGAAGCAGGCGAAATGAAAGGTGATATGGGTCGTAAACCTAAAGCACTTACCTCGCTAGTTCGTAACTGTGTAAACATGTTTGGTAGCTACAATGTTGGATTAGTTTGTACCAATCATACCTATGCGTCACAAGACATGTTTGACCCAGATGACAAGATCTCAGGTGGCCAAGGTTTTATCTATGCCAGCAGTATTGTAGTTGCTATGCGTAAATTAAAATTGAAAACAGACGCAGATGGTAATAAGACTACAACTGTTAACGGTATCCGTGCAGCCTGTAAGATTATGAAAACTCGTTATGCTAAACCATTTGAATCAGTTCAAGTTGAGATTCCTTATGCTACAGGTATGAGTCCTTACAGTGGTATGGTTGACCTGTGTGAAGCAAAAGGTATTCTTACAAAAGATGGCAATAGACTTAAATACGTTTCTAAGGATGATACAGAGTTAAAGATGTATCGCAAAGAATGGGAACGCAACGAAGAAGGCGGCCTGGATAAAATCATGCTTGCATTTGATGACGCTGTTGCAGTACAATCTAACATTGACCTCGAAACTGGAGAAATTGTAGAACATGAATGAAAATCATATTGGTGATATTTGGTTACTTTTCAAAGAGTATGCGGATAAAAAGGTACTTGACGTTCTAGCAGAACGATATGTTGATCTACTAGCTGATCATGGAATTAGTGATAAAACTATGGCTGCTGCTAGTGGATTTGACGAGGACCTAGATAACGCTATTGACTTTTATCTTGATCAAGATAGTGAAGAAGAAGATTTAGACGAAGAAGATTTAGATTCATACGAAGATGACGAATAATCTATGAGTTGGTATACAAAAGTTTCAAAAGACATTTCGTACATTCCCGATGCCGTGGCACACTTTGATCTTGAATTACAGGCAGCAAAGACAGATGCTCGCATAGCGGGGAACATTGAAAAGGCCGCTGCCAGGATGCCCGGCATTGTGGAAGAACGATTTAATCAGCTACAAGAGATTGAAGCAATTTTGGAATATTTAAATATTGAATTACGTAGACTTAAGAGTCAACACTTTCGTAAGTATTTAGAAAACTATCAAAGAGCATTGTCTTCTAGAGACTGTGAAAAGTTTGTAGAAGGCGAGTCTGATGTGGTTGATTTTGAAAAAATTATTAACGAATTTGCATTGCTAAGAAACAAGTGGTTAGGTATTACTAAAGCACTTGATCAAAAACAGTGGCAACTCACTAATATAGTTAAGCTCAGAGTAGCAGGAATGGAAGATGCAACCCTTTAATAATGCAAAATATAGACAAGATAGATCGTCTATGATAATATCAGATGACGATATGAGGTGTGCAAAATCGATATTATACGATTCTTTTGTTATTGAATGGCTTGAAAAGAATCCAACAGCTGGTTACACTTCTCAAGGTTATTTCCCTCCAGACATTAGAAAACTAGGAGATGCTATCTCTATAGTTAATTTTTTAAAATTAAAAGACTCACCTCCGTTAAGCATTTTAGATGTAGGCGCAGGTCCAGGGTTGTTTCTTAAATTGTGTTCAGAGTATGGACATGATGCGTATGGTACAGAAGTACCAGAGATAATTAGTTCGCCAGTTAGTGATCTTTATAAACACTATAATATTGACCTGTTCGAATTAGTAATTAAAAAATCAGAAAAGATTGTATTACCTAAACAATACGACATCATTGTTGCATCTAGAACTGTGTTTGACGAAGAAGATGGTTATTATAAATCCGACGATTGGATAGAATGGAAAAATCAAATGTTTGAACATTTAAATCCAAACGGTAAACTGTTTCTTAAAACTAATTTAAAATTTTTTAAAAACAGCATTATTCCAGCACAACAAGAAATAGTCAATGCATTTGGATTACCCTTACTAGGCTGGAATAGTTTGACATTTATTCTTAAGAAAAATTAATCAAATAAAACACCCATATAAATAAGACTATGAAAATAGTCTTAGTAACAGGTGGGTTTGATCCCTTACACTCTGGTCACATTGCTTATTTTAAAGCAGCCAAACAACTAGGTAATTTATTAGTTGTGGGCGTAAACAGTGACGATTGGCTTACACGCAAAAAAGGCAGATCTTTTATGCCTGCATGTGAACGCAAAGCCATTATTGAAAATATCTATCAAGTACACAAAGTAATAGAATTTGACGACACTGATAATAGTGCTATTGATGCTATTCGTAAAGTAAAGGCAATGTTTCCTAGGGATCATATTATCTTTGCCAACGGCGGCGATCGTACTAGAGACAATATTCCGGAGATGGTATTTGACGATGTAGAATTTGTTTTTGGTGTAGGTGGAACTAACAAAGCAAACAGTAGCAGTTGGATATTAGAAGAATGGAAGGCTCCTAGAACAGAACGTCCATGGGGATACTATCGTGTACTACACGAAGTTTTTGGTATGAAAGTTAAAGAATTAACAGTTGAACCTAAACAACAACTATCCATGCAACGTCATAATTTACGTGCAGAATATTGGATTGTTAGTGAAGGGCAAGCTATTGTAAACAGAACAATGGATACCGGGTATATATTACCGCCTGTTATTTTACAAACACATGATGAATATTGTGTGCCTGTTACTGAATGGCACCAACTAACTAATCCGTATGATGTACCTGTTAAAGTAGTTGAAATACAATACGGGGAAAATTGTATTGAAGAGGACATAGAAAGAAAATGATTCCAATTTTTATCGGATACGATCCGCGCGAAGCTATTGCATATCATGTATGTACAAACAGTATTATTAGAAGAAGTAGTCAACCTGTAGCATTAAATCCTCTTGCATTAAATGCACTAAAGGGATACGACGAAAAACATACCGACGGTAGTAATCATTTTATATACTCAAGATTTTTAGTTCCTCATTTAATGAACTACAAAGGTTGGGCTATCTTTATTGACGGCGATATGATAGTACGTGATGATATTAACGAACTATGGGAGATGCGTGATGACACAAAAGCAGTTATGGTTGTTAAACATGATTATCAAACTAAGATGGCTGAAAAATATCTCGGAGCAAAAAATGAAAATTATCCTAGAAAGAATTGGTCAAGTGTCATCTTATGGAATTGCGGGCACCCCGCTAATGTTGGAGTTACCCCCGAATTTGTACAGTCAGCAACAGGAGCACAGGTCCACAGATTTACCTGGCTCACTGACGATCTAATTGGAGAACTTCCTAAAGAATGGAACTGGTTAGATGTTGAATACGACTGGAATCCCCATGCTAAATTAGTACACTATACATTAGGTACACCATGTTTCCATGAATTTTCTGATCAAGGAAACTTTGCCAACGAGTGGCATAAAGAAAGAATCTATACAGAGTACTGTTTACAACGAGGGCTTAATGGCTGATATAAATTTACAAGAAGTATTTGCAAAAGGTACACGAGGCGGTGTAACTTGCGATTTTGAATCTACGTTGCCGTTTGTAGTTAGAGGCATTACTAAAAAACATCTAATGGATCAATGTGCAGAATGCAACAGAGATTGTTATTATATTGATACCGGATATCTTGGAAACTTTCCATCTGTAGGTAATCCTAGTGGTAAAAAATTGTGGCATAGAATTGTTAAAAATAAAATGCAACATGATGTTATTAGAGATGTGCCAGCTGATCGATGGAATGCACTAGTCAAGCAAGATCCTAGATTAGAATGGAAAGGTTGGAAGAAACCTGGTAATAAAATATTACTAGTGTTACCTAATCCTAAAGCATGTAATTCGTTCGGCATTAACTGCGAAGAATGGATCAAGTCAACGACTGAAATAATTAAACGTCAAACTGACATGCCTATTGAGATAAGAGAAAAGGGATCTCGAGTCTATCGAAATCACGAATATTCTATATATGATGCATTTGACAGTGGCGTATACGCTACTGTTTCTTTTAACAGTATTGCAAGTTTAGAGTCGGTATTATATGGTATACCAGCGTTTGTAGCAGTACCATGTGCAGCTAGTCCGTTAGTCAGCACTGACCTGACACAATTAATGACGCCGTTTAAACCAGACGAATCTACAATTAAACGTCAGTGTTACAATTTAGCCTACGGTCAATTTACTATAGAAGAAATGACTAATGGCGCAGCATGGAATATTTTAAAAAATGAAATTACTGCTAAATGACAAAGAAATAATTCATTTTCTTGTAGAAGTATTTTGTAACGATCAAAAATTCTATCAGTTTTCTAAAATAGAATTTCTTAGAACAGACATGGCAATAAATGATTTTGTAGAACGAACACAGTCTGTCAAATATAAACCTGAAAAAGATATTCCTAAAAATAAGAAAAAAATTCACAAAGCAATTGTTGAAGATTATGATGAGTATTTCAACAATGCAAAGGCAATGATTATTGCTAGGAAAAAACACTACTATAAATTATTCTTTGAAAATATAGATCGAGTGTTAACAACTATAGGTGAAGATGTTGTTTTTGATCTATATCAAAAACATAAGAAGATTAATTTTGTTAAAAGTGTTGGATTTAATTTAAACTCAAACTCGACATTTGTTAGAAGAAAAACATTTGTTGATGATAATACTGAAGATTGCCTAATTAGAAATACTGTAGGTAATGAAGATCTACTAGTAACTAAAATAGATAATAATTATCCATTTTGGTTTATAGATAGTGGTTATACTAATTTCTTAGAACCAAACAAAAAATGGCACAGGCTTGTACGTAGTCATTTGCACTACGGTGATTTTTTCAATGCTCCTGTTGATAGACTGAGTAATTTTAAAATTTTTCCTAAACCGTGGAGAGAAAACGGAGAGAAAATTCTAGTAATAGAACCTGGAGCATTTGCGGCTAAAATATTTCATGTAGACATGACTACGTGGCGATACAATGTAGAAGCAGAGCTTAGAAAATACACTGACAAACCTATTGTATTTCGTGAAAAGGCTCCTAAAAAACAACGACCAAAATTGTTTCATGAACTGCTAAATGAAGATTATTATTGTGTTGTAAACATCAATTCAAATGCTGCCACTGAATCTATTTGGGCAGGTATACCAGTTATTACATTAGATAAACACATTACTAATTATGTAAGTAGAAATAATTTATCTGATATTAATAATTTGTATAGGCCTAATTTAGCAAATTGGTTATCAGTACTAAGTTATAGTCAATTTACATATGATGAACTAGTTAATGGCACAGCCGGAAAGATAGTTAACAAATATCATGTCTAAATTAACTGCGGTTGCGTACTACGGAGGAATTCCGCCTAAGAACAATAATCTAGAAAAACCCATGATACTCGATTATTTTTGTCAAGGAGTTATTCAAGCCGGAGATCATGCAATTAAACATACTGGCATGAATATTTTACCATGTGATGTAGCTCTTATACAGGGATTTGTGCATGAGCACGGAAAAGAAGGCGCACATTTAAAATTACGATACGATGCTATTCAAACACAAAAACAAAATAAAAAACGATCATTGATAGTTGACAGTAATTTATTTTTATATGCAGACCCCAGTAATTCTGCTCACTATCTTAGGTATAGTTTTGATGGCGTGTTTCCAACTACTGGATTTTACTTTGATAAACATGTTGATCCTAATAGATGGCAACAAATTAGTAAGCATTTAAAAATTTCTTTAAAGCCGTATCGTAAAACTGGCAATCACATACTAATGTGTTTACAAAGAAACGGTGGTTGGAGCATGGGAAATTTGTCTACTATAGATTGGATGGAAAATACTATAAAAGACATTAGGAAATATTCTCCTTCAAGACATATTATTGTTAGAGCGCACCCAGGCGACAAAAAAATAAAAAAAATCTTACAGGTTAATCATCCTAACGTATCTTTAAGTACTAAGGAAAATTTAAAAGATGATCTCATAGATGCTTGGGCAACAGTGGTATACAATAGTAGTCCTAGTGTTGCTAGTTTAATAGAAGGAGTCCCAGTTTTTATAACAGATCCTGTTCCTACAAACAGTCAAAGCTGTCAAGTAGCAAATATTAAACTTTCACTTATAGAAAATCCAGAAATGCCTGATAGACAATCCTGGATTGAGAAGTTAGCCATGTGCCACTGGAACTTTGACGAATTAAGATCAGGCGAAGCTTGGCAATTTTTCAAAAAATACGTTTAATTTTTCCAGTATTCTTCAATCCTATCAACTACAAGGTCAGTGGCTCGACTTTTTCCTTCTGATTTTCTTCCGCCTTTAAGGTGATCTAGGTATGCACCCCAAGGACCGTTAATTAATGGATGTCCTTCACCTTTAATTAACCCTGCAGTCCAGTTTAGTTCATTTAATTTGACAGTTTTTCGAACTTCATCGAATACAAAACTGTCATGCCACTCGGCCATGGTAAAAATTCCACTTTCTGCATGGTCATACACCTGTTGAAATTGCCTTAAAAAATTTAAAGCTGACGGACTGTTGAGATTTATGGAATATAAGCCACATTCTGAGAATTTTCCTTCTCTGCCTAGGAAACAAAGGTCTTTGTCTTTGGGAATTAATGAATTTATTTTGTCTAAGTTAATAGGAGTGTGACAAATCATGTCGGCATCCATCCAAATCAACACATCGGCGTTGGATATTTTTGCACAGTGAAAAATTGAATAAACTTTATGACTAAATCTAACAGCATCCCACTTAAATCCCTTGCCTGCATCGCGTCTTTTACTACGAATTGGGTCTTTACTAACATCGCCATTGGCTTTAGGAACATCTTTCCATGTTTTTTTGAAAGTTACTAGTTCAGGACTAGATGCATGAAGGTCCATTACTACTAAATTAGGAGCAGACTCTAAAACTTGACAATCTTCTGCATAAGTGTATAATGTAATTTCCTTAGGCCAGGTTTTTATAAATGTGTTTATAAATTTTTGGGCATATTGATTATAGCCTTTGGTGTGAAAAGTTGTTACTACTACATACTTTGTCATAGGTTCCTCATTAAATACATATATTACTTATCTTTCATATGAAACTGTCTATTTTTACTCAACATGGCGCATTAAACAGTACCCCTATATTTGAAGCCTTTCGAAAAGGTGCTGAAAAATTAGGATACACTGTAGTAGAAAATGACCGGGAAGCTGATGTTTATGTTATATGGTCAATTTTGTGGAGTGGCCGCATGTCGTCTAACCAAGAACTGTATAGGTATGCAACTACTATCGGCAAACCTATTATAATTTTAGAGGTTGGTGGTTTAAAAAGAGGCGAAACATGGAGAATTGGTTTAAATCATGTTAATAGACTTGGCACTTTTAATAATGACACAAACTTAGAGATTGAGCGTTCTAAAAAATTAGGTATTTTTCTTAAACCATGGAGGCAAACTGGCAAGCATATTCTTATATGCGGGCAACACACACAAAGTGAACAATGGCGAAATAGAGCCATTCCAGAACTATGGATTGAAGACCTAGTTAAAAAGATTAAATTGGTATCAACTCGAGAAATTATAGTTAGACCGCACCCTAGAGATACCAAATGGGTACACCGAATTAAAGATAAAACTATAAAAATCCAACTCCCACAAAAATTAACTAACACATATGATAGTTACAACCACGATGATGATTTTAAAGATGCGTGGTGTGTTATAAATCCAACATCTAACACTGGCATCCAAGCGGCCATTGCAGGTATACCAGTTTTTTGTGATAAAGACAGTCTGGCATTTGATGTTGGCAACTATGATGTATTAACTATTGAACAACCTAGTATGCCAGACAGGACTGAGTGGTTGGAAAAACTATGTCACACCGAGTGGACTGTAGAAGAGATTGGACATGGTATACCATTATCTAGAATTTTTAACAAAAGACTTGACATTCGTTAACAGTTCCTATATAATATAAAAATGATCACAATTGACGAACTGCTCATAGAGCTTGAAAATAAAGGTATTGCAAAACTAGATAGTGCAATGCCGGCAAGAGATAAAAAGATTTTAGTCAGTCTAACCAAACAAATAAAATATGGTCATTTTTTAACCGAAAATCAGGGAAAATTACTGATAAAAATTCTAACAGAAAATAAACAGTTTCTAGTTACAATTCCTAACGAGCAACTTAATCTCCTAGACTCCCCTGAATGGAGTCAACCATTTAGAGTTATTGAACAGGTTAGAAAAGTTGTTCTAAGTAAAGACCATGAACATAGTATTTTGATAGAATTTACTTACAATAAGCGTATACGTCAATTGATATATGATCTAGGAAAACATTTAGAAGGCCAGCTGATAGCACTGAATGCAAAACAGTATTCGATATTACTCACCGAAAAAAATATCTTTACTCTAGTGAAGGCTCTTCAACCCCAACGATTTGAAATTGACTCCGTATTGATGAAATTTTATGAAGAAATTTCAGGAATTTTAAAAAATAACAAATCACCGTTTGACATATTTTCTACCACTAACGAAAAAATATTAGAAAAAGTTAAAGAAGAAGTTGGAGAAGTTTCGGAAGAAAATCTAACAATGCTCAATGATCGTAGATTTAAATTTCAATACTCAATCTTTCCAAAAAATCCAGAAAATTCACTAAAAAACAGCATAGCTAACAGGCCGTCAACTAGAGTGTGGATAAGCAGTCAAGAATATAGTCTTGACCAACTATTAGGCTCTTTGACAGAATTAGATAGGCTACCATTGTTAGTAGTGTTTAACGGACACGACTCTAAAGAGTGTTACCAGCATCTAACAAAATTGCAAATATCCCTTAAAAATTCACAGTTAGACGACAATGTAGGAATCTACTTTAGATTTGACAATAACACTGATAACAATAAAAAATTTAACAGTAGTATATCTGAAATGGAATTTAATAAGAATTTAAACAGTGATACTAAGGTAGTAGGCATTGCTAATAATAAATTACCAAAATTTATAATAAACCATGAATGGTATCCAAAAACTGTCATAACATTTTCCAACAATTTTAGAAATAATAAAACTAGTTTCTATTGCGATTCAGTTGATTTGATAGTATACTATAACGACAAACAACCTATAGTAGGAGGTGTCGATGCCATCGTGTAAACTAATTATTCAGGATGAAGTAAATCTTAAAATTGAAGGTCTCGCAGTAGACGTTAGACGTAGATTAGCTAATACATTTAAGTACGAAGACCCTACTGCAAGATATCGTCCGGCATACAAATTAGGAAGGTGGGACGGTGCAATTACCTTATTCGGGTTAGGAGGCAACGGCTATCTAAGCCAATTGCCAAAAATACTAGAAGTCCTAGAAAAATCTGGGGTAGAAGTTTCTGAAGTAGTTGATAACAGGAATCCTATTAATTTAACTTTTCCTAAAGTTGAAACAGACTTTTGGGGAGATCAGACATGGCCAGTTGGACACAGATTTGCAGGCGAGCCTATTAGACTACGTGAAGATCAAGTAGAGGTAGTTAATAAGTTTCTTGAAAATCCGCAATGCTTACAAGAAATTGCCACTGGGTTTGGAAAGACAATTACCACTGCAACATTGGCAAAGATTTGTGAACCATATGGTCGCACATTTACTATTGTTCCTAACAAAAGTCTTGTTGAGCAAACAGAAGAAGACTTTATCAACTGCGGATTAGACGTAGGTGTCTACTATGGTGACCGCAAAGATCTCTATAAAACTCACACCATTGCCACTTGGCAAAGTCTTAACATACTTGACAAGAAAAGTAAAAATCATGAGCAAGATATACTAACACTTGCAGAGTTTCTTGATGGTGTTACTACCATCATGGTTGATGAAGTACACATGGCCAAGGCCACTGTGCTGAGAAATTTGTTAACACAAAACTTTAATAATGCTCCAATTCGCTGGGGATTAACTGGTACTGTGCCTAAAGAAGATTTTGAAGCTGAACAGATTTTTGCCAGCCTTGGACCTTGTGTACACGAAGTTCATGCACATGAATTACAAGCACAAGGTGTATTGTCAGCATGTCACGTAAACATTACACAACTTATCGACTTACCAGAATTTAAGTCATATGCAGAAGAATACAAATATCTTGTCACTGATGAAGATAGGATGATTTTTATATCAAAACTAGTAAATGGTATTTCTAATAGTGGAAATACACTTGTACTGGTAAATCGAATAGAGACCGGAAAATTTATCGTTAACGAAATTCCTGATTCGGTTTTTATTAGTGGCGAAGTAAAAACTAAAGATAGAAAGAGTGAATATGATGAAGTTAAAACTGTTGATAACAAGATTATTGTGGCGACTTACGGTGTGGCCGCTGTGGGTATTAATATCCCCCGTATTTTTAATCTGGTTATGGTGGAGTCCGGAAAGAGCTTTACAAGGGTTATACAAAGCATTGGGCGAGGCATTAGACGTGCAGACGACAAAGACTTTGTCCAAATCTGGGACGTCACAAGTACCTGTAAATACGCCAAACGACATCTCACACAACGTAAGAAGTTTTACAAGGACGCTAAGTACCCGTTCACGATTGAGAAAATAGACTGGAAATAACAATAAAATTATGCAAATACTAACTTTAGATAATCAAGCATTTGACTTGAATAATTTACCCGATGAGGTAGATGACGACATGAGATTTGCTGTGCTCGATAACAGCGATGCACGTGAACCTGACTTCTTTTTTCAACCACTAATTTTTCTAGAAAGCTTCAACAGTCCTGCAATGGTACTTAAAATAGGCAATGATGAAATTACCATGCCTATTGATTGGTCAATTGCTGTAGGAGATAGTTCTAGTGCAAGTGATATTGAAATACTACCATTAACTAGTCTAAACGATAGGGGATTCGAAGCGTTTTGTTTTAATCCTTTAACTGGTTTTAGAGTAGAGTTTAAAAAGATTGAAATTGTAAATTTCTATAATGATGTTAAGTGGTATTTTCCAAAGATGAAAAATGGACAACTCCTTGCAATACCGTTAAATACTGATCCTAAACCTTTGTGCGTATATTTTGTCAAAGAAATAAGTAGACAAAGTGAATTAATTGATTTAAGTAAAATACTTTAAAGGACTAGTATGAAAGCAGGAAAAGTATGGGGAGTAACTGAACTCCTTGAAGCTAACGGTGTTTTAGAATTCCATCGTATTGAAGCCAAGGCTGGCGGAGTATGCTCTAAACACACACATAAACATAAATGGAATGGATTCTTTGTTGAAAAAGGAAAGATGATTATTCGTGTATGGAAGAACAGTTACGACCTAGTAGACGAAACTGTTTTAGAAGCAGGGCAGTATACAAAAGTTGCACCGGGCGAATATCATCAATTTGAAGCTGTAGAAGACTGCGTTGCATTTGAATTATACTGGGCTGAATTTAATCACGACGACATCCAACGTGAAACGATAGGATTTACAAAATGATATCGGTGGTAATGGCCTACTATAATAGGCTTACACAATTAAGATATACTTTAAAAACCATTGCTAGTAGTGTAATAAAAGATGCCGAAATAATTATAGTTGATGACTTTAGTAATGTTGAAAATAGTTTGAATACAATTCAACAAGAATTTCATTATATAAACATTAAAATTATTCATATGAGAGACATAGTTCCTCATAAAAATTATTGCAATCCTTGTATTCCTTATAATGTAGGATTCCGTGCTAGTTCTGGAGATAAAATTTTAATACAAAATCCAGAATGTTGCCATGTAGGAGATGTTCTCGATCATGTTACTACTCAGTTGAATGATTTTGATTATTTAACGTACCATTGTTGGGCCTGTACACGGCCTGATGCTACTGCACTTCACCAAGGTAAAAAAATCGCAGTTGGCGCAGAGCAGGGCAAAGCCAAATGGTACAATCACCAAGTTAAAAGACCTGTTGCTTTACACTTTGCTTGTGCAATTACAAGAAAAAATTTAATAGAACTCAATGGATTTGATGAAAGTTTCTCTATGGGATTCAACTATGATGATAACGAATTTTTACAACGTATTAAACATATGAATCTTAACATTAAATTTATTTCAGATCCGTATGTAATTCATCAATACCATAGCAAGAGTTATGGACACCCAGATAACCCAATACCTACAGTTGACAATCAGGTGTTGTTTCAACATACTATAAACTCTAAAAAAATTAGAGCAGAGAATAAAGAAAATATATGTGGCATTTAACTAATATACCAAAAATCGTGCATTTCTACTGGGGAAATGAAAAACTATCGTATCTTAGATACATATCAGTTTATTCTTTTAGAAAGTTAAACCCGGATTGGAAAATTAAGATTCATGTACCCGAGGCATTGAGTATGATAGCACCAACATGGGGGACTGACGAACAAAAAAATGCAGGAATAGAAAATGACTATTGGTCAAAATTAGACGAACTTAATGTAGAAATAGTTAAAATTCCACCGTTTGATAATTTTGATAATAATGCTCACGAAGTGCATAAGTCTGACTATTATAGATGGACATTGTTATGTGGCGAAGGCGGCGTTTGGTCTGATATTGATATCATTTATATTAATCCTATGAATAACATGTTAGAAAATACTACAGAAGAAAACAAAATTGATGCAGGATTTTCTAGATATGCCGAAAATGGCAAATATGCTATTTCGTTTATACTAGCATCAGCTGGTAATACATTTTTTAAGAAAATTCACGAACTATCTAATACACACTATGACGCAAGTAGATATCAATCAATTGGTAGCGAGCTAATTAACAATAATTGGCATCGTCCTGGAAAATTAAGAAAACAAAATCCAGCTAATATATTTTTACTAATGGACGAAAAATGCGTTTATCCTATTAGTCCAAGTAATATACCTAGATTCTTTGACCCAATGGACAAAGAATTAACAGCTATTCTTGCAGATCCTTCAGTGCTAGGACTTCATTGGTTTGCAGGCCATCCTAAATCTCAGCAGTTTGAGTCTGCAATAGACGAATCTAATGTAGAGCAGTTTGATAATATTTTATCGGCTGCAATTAAGAAAACAAAGGAAAGATAAAATGAAAATAGCAAATGAGTATGCATGGAGCACTCACTCTCCGATGAATAAGGCACTAATAGAATTATTTAATCCTTGCTTAATTGTAGAAATGGGGACTGGGCTACATTCTACTCCGTTATTTTTAGAATCAGCCGCAGAAAAATTATTTTTTATCGAAAACGATTCACAGTGGATTGACCACATTAAATCAAATTTTAGTTTTGACGATCGGTGTGAAATTATCTATCAGTCTTTAGGTGAAGGCATTATTAATTCTACTAAAAATAGAAAACTACCTCAAGAGAAACGACTCGAGATTGCAAACTATTATAAAAACTTTGCAACAACCATTGATAATATTGATCTATCATTAAAGTTTTTATTTGTTGACCATTTTGCCTGTGCAAGAACCTCAGCAATTAATAATATGTTTGATTCATTCGACATTATCGTATACCATGACTGCGAACCTGCCGGAGTTACATGGTACGAGTATACATTTTCAGAATCATTGTATCAAAAATATGATAATTTTATTTTAACATGTCCGGCAGCATGGACTGGATGTTTTATAAAGAAATCGCTTAATGCAGAACACAATCTAAGAAATATAATTAAATCGCATATTAACAACTATTGCGAAACCGTTGGGATAGACCAAGATTTAATGATTTTAAAATAATGAAAGAAAAACAATCACTAAGAATATTAACTATTTTAGGTACCCGCCCAGAAATTATACGCCTTTCGAGGATCATACCTAAATTAGATCTTGTGTGTAATCACCGTGTATTGCATACTGGACAAAACTATGATCCTACACTTAACGATATTTTCTTTGAAGATCTTGGCATTCGCAAACCTGATGTAATAATAGACAGTAAAGGTACTACGGCTGAACAACTTGGCAAGATGTTTGTTGGAGTAGAAAAATATCTACAAGAATTTAAACCTGACAAAGTTTTGATCTTAGGTGACACTAATTCGGGACTGGCTGCAATTATTTGTGAACGATTAGGTGTGCCTGTATATCATATGGAGGCAGGTAATCGCTGCTACGATCTTAAAGTTCCAGAAGAAAAAAACAGAAAAATTATCGATGCTGTTTCAACTATAAACTTGCCTTATACTGAATTAAGCCGACAAAATTTACTGCGTGAAGGTGCTACAAACAATAAAGTATTTGTCACTGGTAATCCTATTAAGGAAGTGATAGACTTCTACAAAGATAAAATAAACAATTCATCTATCTTATCAACTCTCAATCTTGAAAAAAATAATTATATTATAGCCACAGCACATCGAGCAGAAAATGTCGATGTTGATGAGCGATTAATTAATATTTTTAAAAGTTTTGAAGAGATAGCCAAAGACTATAAAATAGTCTTTAGTTGTCATCCTCGAACCAAACAAAAATTAGAAAAATTTAATATTTCAGTTAATAGTCCAAATATTGTAATACTAGAACCATTGGGTTTTTTTGATTTTGTAAAATTAGAAAAAAACGCCTATATGGCAATTAGCGATTCCGGAACAGTCCAAGAAGAAATGTGTTTATTTGGTATACCAACAGTTACAATTAGAGACACTACTGAGAGACCAGAAACAGTATGGTGTGGATCAAATATTGTAAGTGGGTTAAAGGAACAAGACATAATTAATTGTTTTAACGTTTCTAAAATAGTTGAAAGAGATTGGACTATTCCCGTCGAATATATTAAAAACAATGTATCAGATACCGTAGTTCAAATATTACTAGGAAATTAAAATATATGATTCAATCACAAAATGTAAAACATATCACAGATAACCAAGAAGTTATATCTTTCCTAAATGATGTACTGCAACAAGATCAATCTATTTTTATCGGAAGAATAGGTGGATCTGATTGGGATGTTGTAAAAGAATATTACAATAATAAGGAATTATTTAATGATGATGCTTGGTACGAACATAGTGTGTATCGTGTAAAACGATTCAACGGGTATTTTGATTTTACTAACAGTAAAGACAATTTTAAAAGATATCTTGAAACAATGATCGATGCATATAAAAATACAGATTATGTTAGCTATGGTAATCAGGATTTAATTTTAGAAATAGAATCTAAAAAATACATTGCAGATCATAATAAACTTTTAAATAATACTATAGAACATAAAACTATATTCTCTTATACATTCATTGAAAGTATGGTTCCGTTTTTAGAATCTTTTAAAAGCTGGGGCGAAAATAAAAAAATATTAATTGTGAGTCCGTTGTCAAAAAGCATTCAACATCAATTTGCGCAAAAACATCTACTGTATAAAAATTATCAATTTCCAAATTTTGAATTAAAAACTTATAATACATCGATAACATACAGCAACGCCGCTGAGACCAACGAAACTTTAGGAATAACTACAGATAATTGGAATGAAGAAGCGCATCGCATGGCTGAGGAAATAAAAGACATAGATTTCGACATTGCCTTGTTAACCTGCGGATCATATGCCATGTATCTTGGAAATTATATTAAAGACTCTTTAAACAAAAAATCTATATATTTAGGAGGTATTTTAAATATGTATTTTAATATTTACGGAGGTCGATACAACCTCGATGGAAATTATAAATTTATATATGAGAACTCTGGATTAAATCTAGATTATCAAATAGATCCGTTAGAACTAGATGATATTGATCGTATAAACAGTGGTCGAGGAAAAAGAACAGAAAGCCTAAATGCTTATTTTGGAAAAAAAGATGGTTCCTATTCGACTAAAGCAAGGAAATCATAATGTTTAATAATGCAAGAATTTTAATTACCGGTGGCACCGGTTCATGGGGACAAACTCTAACTCAAATGCTGTTGGAAAAATATGATGTAAAAGAAATCATTATTTTTTCTAGAGGCGAATTACAGCAAGTATTGATGCAACGCAAATTTAAAAATAAAAAATTAAAATTTGTTATAGGGGATATTAGGGATTATGAATCGGTTAAATTTGTCACTAAAAAAGTCGACTATATATTTCATTTGGCCGCCCTTAAACATGTTCCTATCTGTGAAGAGCATCCTCAAGAAGCAATTAAGACCAACATTAACGGAACTACTAATATTGTAAACGCTGCTATCGAAAATCATGTTAAAAAAGTTATTGATGTATCTACGGATAAAGCAGTAGAACCATTAAACTTATACGGAATGACAAAAGCAGTCGGAGAAAAAGTTATTATCCATGCAAATGAATTAAGTGATTATACCAAATTTGTTTGTATCAGAGGCGGTAATGTTATGGGATCAAACGGATCAGTTATTCCATTCTTTATTGACCAGATTAAATCCGGCGGCCCAATTACTATTACTGATACAAGAATGACACGATTCTTTTTAACATTAGAAGAAGCTATCAGTTTATTATTCAAAGCTGCTGAAAAAAGTGTAGGTGGAGAAACATTTGTAATGAATATGCCTGCTTGTTATATCAAAGATCTTGCAGAAGTTCTCATGAACGTATATGGAATTGTTGATGTTAAAGAAACTGGCAGTCGCCCAGGAGAAAAATTAGATGAAATGTTAATATCATCTCATGATTCAACATTGTCTTATTGTTATGATGAAAACTATTTTGTAACGTTGCCTGTGAATTACAGCGACGAAATGTTAACAACTTATAAAGATTTAAAAAAATTCCCTTATAATGAATTTTCATCTAAAACTAAAATAATGAATAAACAAGAAATTGCAGAAATGCTTAATAAAGGTAATTTTATATGAAAGTATTAGTAATTGGCAGTAACGGCATGGCCGGACATGTTATTACAAAATATCTACGACAGCAAGGGCATACTGTGAGTACAGTAGCAAAAACTGATGCTAGTTATTGCGTTGATATTGAGAATAGCTTAGAAGTTCAAAGTCTTACTCGAATTCTGTACAATTTCGATTATGTAATTAACTGTATAGGATTATTAGTTAAAGATAGTATTGCTAGACCGGATCGTGCCGCTTATATTAACGGATGGTTTCCGCACTACCTTGAATATTTATTAAAGAATACTAGAACAACACTCATACACTTATCAACAGACTGTGTATTTGATGGTAGTAAAGGTAATTATAAAGAAGATGCTATACACTCAGAAATGAATGTCTACGGAAAGTCAAAATCTATGGGAGAAGTTAACAACGATAAAGATGTTACATTTAGAATGAGCATCATAGGTCCAGAAATAAAATCTAACGGCACTGGACTATTTAATTGGATTGTAACCACCCCAGACAAAGAAATTAATGGATGGAATAATGCACTCTGGAATGGCATCACAACATTAGAATTAGCTAAATGTATTGACACATACATGTCAAATCCTATAATTACTGGTGTATATCATCTAGTTAACAATGACAATAAAATTAATAAATTTAAACTGCTAACTAAGATTAACAAGATATTTGTATTGAAAAAAATAGTTAATGAAACATCAGGACCTAAAGACGTTAATAAAATATTAGTAGATACTAGACAATTAATAGATTTTGATATTCCAGATTATGATACAATGTTACTAGAATTAAAACTTTGGTGCGAAAAACATGTATAATATTTTACTTGCCTGCGACACACTCTATTACACACAATGGGCTGTAAATTGTATTCGAAGTATACAACATTACAATCCGTGGATTAAGATAACTGCTGTAGTTGTTAATCCAGTTAACGTAGAAGAATTGCCAGGTGTTCGATATGTTTACGAACATAAAAAATTTACTAACGATGATGAAGCTGTAGGTTACTATCAAGCTCTTAGATTTATTAAAGTTCCAGAGTTGTACAAAGACAACGAACTGGTATTGACTTTAGATGTTGACACAATCTGCACTAGGTCGTTTACACCTGTTGAATTCGATCAAGTTTGCAGAAAGGTACACATACTAAAACACCACAAAGAAAATAGATGGTTAGCTGGCTTTGTTACCTACGGTCAAGGCAATTTTAGACATAGATTCAAAGACGCACTATTACAAAAAGATTTTAAAGACTGGACGTTTGGATGGGACCAAGAAGTATTAAATGCCCTGCAGTCAGAGTATAATTATGAACCCATTAGGATCGGTGGATGGGTTAGTTTTGGCAAGGGCGTTGGCACATTCTTAACCTTAAAAGGCACACAAAAAGTCAGCGGCAAATATCTACCAAACTATTTAGAAAAATTAGAAAAAATTAACAATTAATAACTATAGGAACAGTGTTAAAAAATGAAAATATTAATTACTGGTAATTCTGGTTATATCGGAAGTCATCTAACTCAAATATTAAATAGTCAAACTGATTTAAGACTTTACGGACTTGATAAAGATACTCCTAAAATACACATAGCAAATTTTGATCAACATAATATACTATCATCAACAGCTTGTCGATGGCAGGCCGAAAACATAGAGTTTGACTGTGTCATACATTTGGCTGCAGAAATATCTGTGAGTCGTAGTGTAAACGACCCTATAAATTATTATCTTACTAATACCTTAGGAACACTAAAGATTCTTAAAAATATAAAATTTCGAAGATTTGTTCATGCCTCTACTGGATCTGCAGGACCTATGAACAATCCCTATGGAATAAGTAAACGAGCCTCAGAAGAAATAGTAGATCAATATTGCAGAGAAAATTCCATACCGTATACTACATTTAGATTTTATAATGTTACAGGTACAGCTGGGATATTACCAACTAATCCGGACGGATTAATGTGGAATTTAATAAATGCTCAAAAAACAGGAATATTTAATCTATTTGGAGATGACTATAATACTATAGATGGGTCTGCTGTACGAGATTACACACATGTTAACGAAATTTGTAATGCTCTAAAACAAGCGATTAATAAATCTACTAATCAAATAGAAAATTTAGGACACGGTACTGGTATCACTGTTAAACAAATGATTAAATTATATAAACAAGTTAACAACTGTAATTTTAAAACTGTACTTTGCCCAAGGAGACACGGGGATCTTGAAAGTAGTGTACTTGATAATCCTTCAACGTTTATGCAAAAATTATACACAATGGAAGATTTATTAAAGGTTTAAAATGGGGACTCTTACACCTGGCGTAACTTATATCTATGAGAGAAACGGTGAAGAAATTTACGCTCGAGAATCGGGATCAACGGAACGTAAATTGATCGGTTATCAATATGAAAACAAAATTGACCCCCGTACACCCGACGGTCGACCGCTGCACGAACACATAATGGAAGATAAACTCTGGGGTGAAATTCGTCGTGCTGCTCCAACCAATCCTGCTTTACAAAAGGCATTGGATCGTGCTATAATGATATATAGACTTAGCAAGGACAATCCAGAATGAGTAAAGAAGAAGATAAATTCAAACATTCAAAACGTCTACTCAAAGACGAAAATGCTATTAAAAAGCAAGTTAAAATTGCTAAGGAACACAAAGCGTCCGAATATAATCCTAGTGGGATAGATCAACCGCATAGGTATCATAAACATCACGCAATGGATTGTGGCAATCCAGAATGCTACATGTGCGGTAATCCTCGAAAAACTCACAAAGATAAATTAACTGCACAAGAAAAAAGATTGTTTCAAGACGTAGAAAAAGTTACAGATAGACACAGTAACGGATTACCTATAAAGGACGAAGATGAGCGAAAAGATTGAACTAAAAGATAAACTTGCAGCCGTTGACATGAACTATAAAGGCTTGTGGGATGAGATCGACGAAGATCAACGTAAAAATCTCAAACAAGAATTTTTTATATTGAATAGATATATTAGCAGTGCCAAAACAAACAGCAGAGACGCAAAGGAACACTACGTACTAGCAGTTAATGAATATTTTAACAAATACTGGAACGACCTACAAGGACATCCACAATTAATGTGGCAACTTCTTTGTATGTGCGGACACGAAAGTAAGAGTATTTTCTTCCATGAATGGATTGGATTTAAAAAGAAAGATGCTGCCAGCAATAAAATGACAAAATTTTTATCTACAATCTACCCAGATAAAAAGAATGATGAAATTGAGCTGCTGGCTAAAATGACTAGTAAAGCAGAAGCTAAAGAACTCGCTAGGGACTTAGGTCATGAAGAATCAGAAATTGCAAAAATGTTTTAATGATGCTAGAATTAAGTGTGAATAAACCTTACGTATGTCAATTTTGTGGTCACAAATATATGCAAGAAAAAACTCTTGCAGTACATGTATGTGAGCAAAAACGTAGATATCTTGCAAAAGATAGCAAGTCTGCAGTAGTTGGCTATCAAACATTTAATAGATTCTTTCAACTGACGCAGGGCAAAGGACAAAACAAAACATATGATGAATTTGCACATAGTCCTTATTATAATGCATTTATAAAGTTTGGCAGTTTTGTCAGCAATATTAATCCCTTATATCCAGATAAGTTTATTGATTACGTGGTACGTAGTGGTGTTAAATTAGATCACTGGTGTCGTGACGAGCTGTACGAAAAATATGTAATTAATTTAATCCACACAGAAGCTGTCGAGACTGCATTAGAAAGAAGTGTTGCTCACATGCAGTCATGGGCCACTGAGAACAACAGCTTGTGGAATCATTACTTTAAATATGTAAGCACTAATCGTGCAGTATATGATGTTAAAGATGGTAAAGTAAGTCCTTGGATTATTTTAAACTCTGCTAGCGGTAAAGAAATGTTACAGGGCTTTAGAGACGATCAGCTTGCGGCTATAAGTAATATAATAGATCCTCAAGTATGGGTTAAGAAGTTTAAAGCACACACATTTGATCTGGAACTAGTAAAAAAAATAGTCAAGGAGGCTAATTTATGAGTCAGGTATCTACAAGTGATATTCGAAAAACTGAATTAGATATGGAGATCATTCTTTCTGAAGATGACACTACCATATATGTAAAATTGACTGGTTTTGAAAATAATGCTGACGCAGATCAGTATGCCGTGTTCTTGCAAGAAAACTTACCATTGTTACTTTTTGAATCAGAGGTACTGCACTAATGCCCGATATCGACATTGATTTTGCAGACAGAGATCTAGCACTTTCTCGTATTAAACACATACGAGCAAGTAGGTTAGATCGCAACGACACAGTTCCACACAATACTGGCATATATCTTCAAAGTATACCTGTGAATCCTATAACTAATCTATCAACTATAGATTACAAAACAGCAGAAGATCGGGGATATTTTAAATTAGACTTTCTTAATGTTAGCATCTACAAAGATGTAAGAGATGAAGAGCATCTTAAAACTTTGATGGAGACCGAACCACTATGGGACCTTTTAGAGCAGGACGATTTCAGCAGTTTACTTTTTCACGTCAACGGTCACGGCAGCATTTTGCGTCAGATGAAACCGAAGAGTATACTCCAACTAGCGGCAGTTTTGGCCATGATAAGACCCGCCAAGAGACATTTGATTGGAGAGACATGGACGACTGTGATGGAGACGATTTGGACGAAACCCACAGATGGTGAATACTATTTTAAGAAGGCTCACGCCGTGGCCTATGCTATGGCGGTGGCAGTACAGATGAATCTAATCTGTGAAGGTGTTAGTTACGGTTACAGTTAACGCTTTGGTGTTTTAACTAGCTGTACACTTTTACGTTTAACACGTTTGAGGGTCATATTCATTAGGTTAACTACAGGACCCAAAATTATGCGTACATCTTTGCTGTTAAATGTTTTAATTGCATATCGATACGGTTCAATTTCCCTACGACAAAAAATGCTGATAGGTATTTGACGGTTTGATTCCCACCACCAAACTTCTCCTATTTCTAAAAGAACAGACTTTTCTTCAGGTGTTTTAATCAGCTCTAGGTCGTAGAAGCTGGTTACAAACTGATCCTGGTTTATTATAATTCCGACATATTCATCTTCACCGTAGTGTAGTACTGAAATAAAGGGTAGTTGTTCTTGTATATTATCTCTTAGTTTTACCATATAAATACTGTTAAGGCGAAGTCACCAAATGCAAAAAATTTCAAGTTATTTATACCCAAACAGAATTCTGCTAACTACTGATTTGGCTGTACATCCAACGGAGTATAGAATCGTGTACCAAAGAAAATTTAAAATATACAAAGGGCTAGATAATGAGCTCTTATTAGACATTAAGAACGCAGACCAAAAGCGAATTGATGTTAGCAACAAAACAATCAAAGTTGTTGTAATGGATGAACTACAACAAGAGGTGTATACCTCTACTGTGGCACACAGCACAACACCTGGACTTGCTACGTTTACTATCCCTTCTACTGCGTTAACTACCCTAGCACCGCAATTTTTAAACTATACTATCTATGTTGAAAATCCAAACGGTAGTAAAACTCCAGTGTATGGAGACACTCAGTTCGGAGTATCGGGCACTTTTGATTTCATAGGTACTGCGATGCCTAAAGCACTAGAGCCTATAATAATTGACACGTTTAATTATTCAGAAGATCAAACAGTTAATCCGTGGGTAAGAGTATATACTAGCGAAGCAGCTGAAGTTAATTTTCCTAATGACATTTCAACTGTAAACACTCTAAGTTTAGAATTTTGGTTGGATAGTTTAGAGGCTGAAATTGAAGTACAACTAACTGAAGATGTTATTGTACATGCCTTTACAGAATGGCGCACAGTTGAAACATTCAATGTAGCAACCACTACTGACAGAGTTTCAAAAGTCTATAATTCAATTATAGATTATTCTAACAATCTTGGTTGGCTAAGAATCAAGTACACTCATCTTAACGAAAACACCGGAACTGTTGACAAAGTTTTAGTAAGACGTTAAAATGTATGTATGAGTATTATCACAGATACAGTACAGTCATTTTTACCTCCGAAAAGAAAAGTTACTCCTAGCGGTTGGGTAAGTTTTAACGCCGTCTGCTGCCACCATACTGGATCTGGGCATGATAATAGACAACGTGGTGGTATTATAGTCAATGGTGACGGAGTTAGTTATCATTGTTTTAATTGTCAATTTAAAGCTAGTTGGCAACCTGGTAGACCGATTACTACTAAATTTAAAAAACTATTACAATGGTTAAATGTACCAGATGATCAAATAACCAAGTGTGCATTAGATGCACTGCGTCTTAAAGAAGACGGCCCTAATGCTGTACATGAAAGCCTAATACCTACATTTTTTGACAAAGCACTGCCTAAAGGTGCAGAACCCATTGCTAACTTTTTAGATAATCCTCCTGAAGAATTACTGCCAGTAGTTGAATATCTATTAGGTAGAAATTTATATTTAGAAGACTATCCTTTTTATTGGACACCTGAAGATGGGTTTAACAACAGATTTATTATTCCTTTTTACTACAAAGGCAATACAGTTGGTTATACTGCTAGAAAAATTACCGAAGGCAAACCAAAGTACATAAGCGAACAACAACCTAACTATGTGTTTAACTTAGACAATCAACCCTGGAATAAAAAGTTTGTTATTGTGTGTGAAGGTCCTATGGATGCTATCTGCGTAGGTGGCGTAGCAGTTATGAGTTCTGAAGTAGGTGCAGGACAACGATTATTAATAAATCAGCTAAACAAAGAAGTTATAGTTGTACCAGATAGAGATCATGATGGTCCTAAAATGATAGAGCAAGCTATAGAATTTGGATGGAGTGTCAGTTTTCCTAGCTGGGGAGACGGTATAAAAGATATAAATGATTCTGTTAAAAAATACGGAAGACTATATACATTATATACTATTGTAAAAAATTCTGTAAGTACAGAACTTAAAATACGTTTAAATGCTAAACAATGGTTTAAGGAAGAAAAATGAAAACAATATGGTACTATATGACATGGCCCTGGGCAAAGTGGAAAGAAAAACAAAGAATTAAAAAGCGCATAGAAGAATTGCGTAAACAAGATCCGTTTATTTACAAATGATACAGTGGGGAATTAACGCACTTAATCATGGCAGTAGCCTTGCTGTGTTTGATAACGGCCAACTGATATTTAATAGTGTTGATAAGACTCGTGACAATCCACACAACCTAATAAGTGACGCCATGCTCAAAGGTTGGGAGCCAGATCATATCTTTTGGTATGAAGATCCCTGGGTTAAGAAAGCTAGGCAAATCAAAGCCGGACAATATAAGACAGCATTTAGGTTAGATAATCTTCCCAAGCATCATCTTAAGAAATGGGGGTTAGGCTATGCACCCGTTACCTACACAGCCCATCATGCCAGCCATGCGGCCGCGGGCTATTATACTAGTCCATTTAATCACTGTGCCATTGTAGTACTAGATGCTATAGGTGAGTTTGAATGTGCTAGTATTTGGCAAGGACGGAATGGAGAAATGAAGAAACTTTGGTCTGCTAGGTATCCAAACAGTCTAGGCCTATTCTATAGTGCATTTACTAAACTACTAGGCCTTACTCCCATACGTGACGAATACCTACTACAGAAAATGGCCGAACAAGGTGACCCTGCTAGATTTAGACAAGAGGTCGGCCACTACTTTGGCACGGGCATAGTTGATCTTAAGTACAATTTTCATCGTGGCGTACTAAACTGGAGTCCTGAGCCAGCAACTATACAGGAGCAGTGTGATATTGCCGCAGCCGTACAAGAACGATTTGAATTCGAAGTTAACTATGTAATGGTTGAGGCCAAACGATTAACCAATGCTGAATGTCTAGTTTATATGGGTGGGTGTGCTATGAACAGTCAGGCAAATCGAACTCAAGTAGAGCCTATGTTTAAGTACAGATGGAGTTTAGCTGATCCCGGAGATCCCAGCAGCAGCCTAGGTGCAGTACTGTATCATACCAAACAAAGAATTAAAAAAGATGACTGGAACCCAGTCAAACATATTGCAATTAATGTATAAAGAAAGTATAATAGAACAATGACCACAAGACAAAACGCAGACTACGGATACGAAATCCAACGACTTTATTTAGAGATGATGCTAAGTGATGCAGAAACATTTGTACGCTGCCAAAGTATTTTTGATCACGAACTGTTTGATCGCAAGCTACAACCATCGGCTAAGTTTATCAATGACTATGTAGTAGAACATAATGTATTGCCTACATACGACATTGTTAATGCAGCCACAGGCTCTACATTCAAGTTTACTGACGAACTTAAAGAAGAACACTACGACTGGTTGTTACAAGACTTTGAAACATTCATCCGTCACAAGGGCCTAGAGAAAGCTATTCTAGCATCGGCTGACCTGTTAGAAAAAGGTGAGTACGGTCCAGTAGAAGAACTGGTTAAGAAGGCCGTACAAGTTGGGTTGACTAAGGATCTAGGCACAGACTATTTCTTAGATCCACGTGCTCGATTAATGAAGATCAAAGACAACAACGGACAGTTAAAGACTGGCTGGGATACTGTAGATAAACGGTTGTTTGGTGGCTTTAACCGCGGAGAGTTGAATATCTTTGCAGGTGGATCAGGTGCAGGTAAATCGCTATTCCTAGCGAACCTAGGTGTGAACTGGGCACTACAGGGCTTAAATGTAGTGTACCTGACGCTTGAACTTAGTGAAGAACTAGTTTCAATGCGTGTAGATAGTATGGTTACTGAGATCCCATCGCGTGATGTATTCAAGCAGATTGACGAAGTTGAAATGCGTGTTAAGATCATTGGCAAGAAGTCTGGCACATATCAAGTCAAGTATTTGCCCTCTGGTAAGACTGCTAACGATGTGCGCAGTTATTTGAAAGAGTATGAAATTAAATTAGGGCGTAAAGTTGATATCCTGTTGTTAGATTACTTAGATTTGTTAATGCCAATCAGCAAGAAGATTTCAGCAGAAAACTTGTTTATTAAGGACAAGTATGTATCAGAAGAATTGCGTAATCTAGCAGTGGAAAAACAATGTGTGCTAGTCACAGCCGCACAGTTAAATCGTGGTGCTGTAGAAGAAGTTGAGTTTGATCACAGTCACATTTCAGGTGGACTATCTAAGATTCAAACTGCGGATAATGTATTTGGTATCTTTACAAGTCGTGCTATGCGTGAGCGTGGCAAGTATCAGATACAGTTGATGAAAACTCGTAGTTCAAGCGGTGTGGGCATGAAGATTGATTTAGATTTTAATATTGATACACTACGTATTACAGATCCAGGCGAAGAAGGACAAACTGAGAACTCAGGTGGTAGTTTTGTTCCAGTAAGTAAAGGTTCTAGTATTCTTAATAACTTACAAAGAACTAGCACTACTGCACCAACTGATCAGTGGGAACGAGCACAGCCTAAAGACGGCATAGATCCTTTATCTGGTATTGCAGTTAAGAAAACATCAGCCCAAGTAGAAAGCACTAAACTAAGACAGTTATTGAATAATCTACCCAGTGATATATGATAAATATCATATCCGGAGAGTTAGATGAGTTCCACACAATTACGACAATATATTGATATTCTTAAGGAAGATGATTTTTCTACCTTTAGCAATTTTGGATTTGGGCCCGACACTACTGCACCTACTACGAAATCTCCTAAAACTGCCGCCGCAACACCTACAACACCTAAGCCTGCTGCAACTGAACCAGCCGCAGAAAAGCCAGCTGCAGAGAAACCAGCAGAGAAAGAACAGCCAGCTGATGACGTAACAGCAATACAGCAAGCTCTAGTAGATGCCGGATTTGAATTGCCTAGATTTGGTGTTGACGGCAAGATGGGTCCAGAAACACAGGCAGCTATAAAAGCAGCCGAAATGGTCTTGGGTCGTAAGCCAACTGGCACTATTACAGTTAAAGATATTGAAGCTATTAAAAACAAAGGTGCTGCCGCTGATAATAACAGTTTAGCAAACGCACTAGGTGCAATTGAAGCAGTTCTAGCAAAATATAAAATTAAAACTGAAAGCATTGAAGAACAAATTGATGCTTATATTTTAGAAAATATCAACGAATATTCACAACAAGAACAACTTGAAATTTGGCGAACACTTACAGAAGAAGATAAACCTAGACTTCCCCCTGGTGCTAAATTTGATAGGGCAACAGGCAATTATTATACTGTAGGTCCAAACGGTAGTAAAACTTATCTAGGTGGTCTAACAACTAAACAAAGCAAACTATCAAAGTTTGCAGGTAAGTTAGGTGGTGCAAAAGGCATAGGAAGGAAAATAGCAGGTAGAGCAGCAGCTACGGCAGTATCCGGACCAGCAGCACTAGCAGTAGGAGCGGGATTGGCTGCATGGACAGCATATGACATTGGCAAAGCTCTTTACGATACATTTACCAGTACAGAAATTGCCGACTTAGATCCTGCCGATCAAAAGATTATTACCGATAACTTAAAGACAGTAATGGCCTATGAGCAAGATCCTAAGATGTTAGCAACACTGCCAAACGAGCTACAATTACGTGTTAGTAATGTAGCTAAAGGATTGAATTCTCTAGCAGTTGATGTTGGAGCAGTTACTCCTCCTAGTACAACAACTGCAGAGAAACCTCCTGCACCTCAATCAACTAGCAAGTCCGAGCCTACTGTTACTACTAAAAATGAATATAGAATTGCTAACGAATTAGTAGTTCCTGGACAACCTTTAAGCCAAAAACAAATGGCAGTTATAAAAATGGCTATGGACATGGGTAACAGCTATCCGCCAGAAGTTATGGCACAATATAACAAACAAAAACAGACTGCCTGATTACAATTTTATTAAAAATTCGCTATGATGATAAGTATGTATATATACAACCAGGTAGCGAATCATGTTGCACATAATCAAAGATCTTAACGATCCCTTAATCGATCTAATCAAAGACGACCCAGTCCGTCCTGCTATTCCAAGTAGCAGTAGAGTACACGACCATGCAGAAATTTTTGTACTGTTAAATGATAATGTTCCAGCGGCAGTAACTTGTGTTGCCTATCTTGATGCAGTTCCTACAACTGAAAGTGAGTTAGGTACAACGGGTGAAAACGTTGCGGCATTTTACACTATTTGGAGTTACACACCAGGAGCTGGTCGTAAATTGATTAGAGAAGCTCAACTGTATATTAAAGAAAATAAACAGTCTATAAAGCGTTGGGTAACATTAAGCCCTAAAACAGAAATGGCCCGTGTATTTCATCACAAAAACGGTGCATTTACTCTACAAGAAAATCTCGAAACTATTAATTACGAATATCAGTAATTAACTTCGACGATAGGTAGGGGTGTATTCTTCAACAAAGCCAACCCAAGCATCGCCGGTACGTCGGGTCATTTTAACAGCTATTTGCTCTGCTACTTCCATGGCTATAGATCGTTGTGCTAGTGTAAAACGAGCACCTGTAAGGTCTTGAGTTTTTACAGTCTGTTTTGTAATTGTGTTGCGAGCTTTTGGTAATAGATAACGATCTGTCATTATTGTGTTCCTATAAATTATTTACCTAAAATTACTTATATTTGATTTGTTAAACCAATAAATACATGTATGAAACAAGATAATAATCTTAGAATTAGGCCTCGCGACGATGCATATTTAGATCGGAAAAGAGGTATCGCTGGTGAAATTTTCTTTGATAAAACATCTAACAGTCTACGATGTTACGACGGTGAAACTCCGGGTGGTTTTGAATTAGCAAGAACTGATTTAGAAAATATTCCCACTGAAGCATTTGATGAAAAATTATCGGCATCAAATGCCGTAGTTACTACAGGTGCATATGTAAATCCTAGTTGGATTGTTAGTATAGATGCTAGTAAAATTATTGGAGCAGGCGGCGGTACAGTAGCATTAGGTGGCGCTGTTTTAGGGGATAGTCCTCCGGAAGCACCTGTACAGACCGGAACTCTTTGGTTGAACACCAGCACAGGTAAATTGTATATCTATTACGATGATGGGAATAGTCTGCAGTGGATCCAGCCTATGACTCCCAGTGTCGGCGGAGGTGACGGAGGTGGCGCTTCTAGTTTTAGTCAACTAACCGGACAGATTACACTCGAACAAATTCCAAACGCTTTAATTACTCCGGCTAAATTAAATCTCAGTGAGAGTCTATTGCCCACATCTAATGTTACCTATGATTTAGGCAGTGCTACTTACCGTTGGAGAGATTTGTATTTAAGCGGATCTAGTATTAAATTAGGCGAAGCAACTATAACTGCTACGGGCACTGCCGTTAATTTACCAGCTGGATCAACAATTAATGGAACTGCAATAGGTAGCGGCAATAGCGGCGTTACAAATATTTTAGCAGGAGACAATGTAACAATCACCAACAATTCTGGTACATACACAATAAATGCTGTAGTAGGGGGAGGCGGCGGGGGCATAACTCTCGAACAAGCACAGGACGGTGCTGCAACTTTATTTTCAAATGGTTCACATACCGGTATTACATTTACCTATATAGACGGCAGTAATGCATTAAATGCTGATGTAGCAAATATTCCTAACTCATCTCTAACTAACAGCAGCATTACTATTAATGGTACTTCAGTCAGCCTCGGAGGGACTATTACAGTTTCTGGCGGAGTTACTAGGTTAGACGAGCTTGATGATGTTGAAATAATTAGTGCAGCTTCTGGGCAAATTTTAATATACAATGATAACAATTTTGTAAACTACTCTAATAGACTTTTCCATCAGTTTGCATATCCTGCTACTACAGCATTAGACGTTACAAATAATGGAAACACTGCATATTTGTTTAACAATCAGTATAGTGGAAATAATCCAACAATAACTGCAATCACTGGAACAACTATTGCATTTAATTTAAATGTCACCGGACACCCATTCTTAATACGAACAAGCGGTGGGTCGAATTACAACACTGGACTGATTCATGTGGCGGTTGACGGAACAGTGTCTACAGGATCAAATGCTCAGGGTAAAGTTACAGGAACATTATACTGGCAAATTCCGGCAAGTGTAGCTGGTAATTATCAATACATTTGCGGTAATCATGCTGGCATGGTCGGTGTTATTACAGTTTCAGGTAGTGGTGGTCTAGTAATATACGAAGAAGATGTACCATTATCGGGAACATACACAGCTTTAAATTTTGAAGGAGCTAGCGTTACTGCTACCCAACAAACAATTGGCGGAACCATTGCTAGAATTGCAATAACACCAACATTTACCGAGTTAATGACATCTCAGCAAAGTACAGAAGTGTATGCTGCTAAAACAGGGGCAACTGGCACAGTAGTACATGATTTTTCAACTGGGGCAATTTGGTCTCATGCCAGCATAGCATCAAACTTTACCGCCAACTTTACAAATGTGCCTACTACTGTTAACCGTACTATAGTTTTATCATTAATATTACTACAAGGTGCTACACCTTATATTCCAACTGATGTGCTTATTGACGGTGTTGGTCAAACTTTAAACTGGCAAGGTGGGGCAGCACCAGCTGGTGGTGCAAATAAAAAAGAAATTGTAAGTTTTACGCTGATTCGATCAGCAGCTGGACCAGCTTGGACTGTGCTAGGATCATTAACTTCATACGGATAATCACATGCCACGATTATCTGCACTTAGTTCGCGTCCATTTAATAACATAGGTATTAGATCACCCTCCGCGTATTTTATAGCAAATTTATCATCAGGAGCAAATGGTAGAGGTGTAGCAGTTGCATCATCAGGTAATAGTTATATAGTGGGCAATATATCTACTTTCATGCTGATAGCCAAGTACAACAGTTCTGGTACACTACAATGGCAAAGATCGTTGGGTGCAGTATCAAATGCAGAAGAGGGTTGGGCAATAGCAATAGACCCATCTGAAAATGTATATATTACTGGTTATGCTGATGTTGCTGGACAAGCTAATAATGTTATTATAGCTAAGTACAATACTAGTGGTACAATTCAATGGCAAAAACAATTAGCAGGTGTCGGTACTAAAAATGAATATGGTACTAGCATAGCAGTAGATTCTGCCAGTAACGTATACGTTAGTGCCTATTCAAATGCAGGCGGTGCCACCTATGATATTTTAACATTTAAATTAGACAGTTTTGGTAATATGTCATGGCAACGCAGTTTGGGCGGCACCGGCGGCACCGGCACTGATTTTGGAATTGGTATAGCACTAGATTCTGCCAGCAATGTGTATGTTACTGGATTTTCTGACAACAATAGCACATACGATCTTGTGCTTGCCAAATATAATACTACCGGTACACTACAATGGCAAAGAACATTAGGAAATAATACTGGAGGAAGTGACGCTGGTAACGGTGTAGTGGTTGATTCCGCCAACAATATCTATGTTACTGGATTGATAAATGGTATAGGAATTCTTGTAGCTAAGTATAATTCTAGTGGTGCCATTGAATGGCAAAGAAGTTTGACTGGAAGTGCAACAATATTTGCCGTTGGGGCAGCAGTAGATTCATCTAATAATGTTTATGTTACTGCCTACGGAGATATCAGTGGCAGCGGCGGTGCAAATTATGATATTTTTACTGCTAAATATGATTCAGCTGGTACGCTACAATGGCAAAGAAAGTTGTCCACTACTGCCAGCGATCAATCTTACGGTATAGCACTAGATTCCTCCGGCAGTATGTACAATATTGGAGTTACATATGTTAGTGGTGTTGCTGTTGCATTATTAACCAAGTTTCCTAGCGACGGTACGTTAACTGGAACATATTCACTGGGTGGATTCACCTATACCTATGCCGCAAGTACACTTACACCTGCAACAAGTACATTAGCTGACAATATTGGATCACTAAGCGGAGCAACCAGTTCATTAACATTATCTGATATTGCGTTAACTAATGCAGCAGGTACAGGTACTCCTACTGTGATAACATTCTAATATGAAAACAGTTGATACAACACGGCAATATAACTAAATATGGTATATAGGATAATAATATGGCAATAAATTTTCCAAGCAGTCCAGCAGTAAATGACACCCTAGCTGTGGGTGCCGATACATGGCTGTGGAACGGAATATCGTGGGAAGTACAACCGATTGTATCTCCTAGTTTCAACAACATTACGGCTTCTGGAACTATTACAGGCACATTAGTTGGTAATGTTACTGGTAATGTTACTGGTAATGTTACTGGTAATGTTACTGGTAATACCGCAGGTACACATACTGGCGCAGTTGTTGGAAATGCTACAACTGCAACAACACTACGAACCGCAAGATTGATAAATGGTGTAAGTTTTAATGGCAGCGCAAATATTACCATACCGGCAACAGCATCAGCAGAAGCGTTAACTGGTTCTACTATAAATTCAACGGTAACGTCATCTAGTCTTACCAGCGTGGGCACACTAAACAGTTTAACAGTAACCAATAATATCACAGCCAACGCTAATGTGGTAGTAGCACAGGCACCGTCTGCTACTACCCATGCAACCAACAAACAATATGTCGACGCACGATCAGCAGCAATGGCAGTAGCATTAAGTTAAAAACAAGGACAGAGTTAAATGGCAAAGAAGCAGCTGAGCAATTATAAGTTTTATCCAGGGGTAATACCGCCTGCTTATGACGAATTTCCCAATGCAGTAGCGTTAATTACTGCTAATAAAACTTTTGTAATAGAAGAAGCTAACCAGTACATTAAAAATCAAATAGACGCCAACGGTGGCACTATCGGCAGTATTTGGTACGGGTACGTTTATGATGCTACGAGAGAATTAAAATGTAAAAGGGACATAGGGTATGTACTAGATGGTTATATCTACGATCTTACATATGGCGGAAATTCTTTAACCTATGCTAACGCCTCGCGATATTATATCGGCGGTGTGTTACAGGTAGTATCGGGTGATGTTGAAGTCGATGTACAAACTACAATTAAGACACTAATTAATGATTTTATTCTAAACAACGATGCTGATTCGTCTGTGTTAAATCTTGTAGGTGAATCGCAGGTTCTGTTAGGCGCTGCCGCAGAAGCAGGCGCATATTCTGAATTTGTTGCATTGGCTGACATCATCATTGATGTGATCGACACCGGTCTTAGTACATTGCCCGCACCAGTTGCGCCAGACAGACAAAATGGCGGCCTATTACCAAATGCAGTATCATTACTTAATAGAAATAAAAAATATATTCAAGAGGAAGCACTGGCATTTATACAATATAATATTGATAACAATATATCACCGTTTGTATTCTATACATACAACGCAGAAAAATGTCGACGAGACGTAAGTTATATTTTAGAAGGATATATTAGCGATCTTAAAAATGGCGGTAATCGACAGACTAACTTTAATGCCAGCAAATATTGGGAAAACGGTGTTGCTCAAGTCGACGGTGATAGAGAACCTGAAATATCAGTACATACCTTTATTCGAGATCTAATTGAAAATTATATTTGGGATAATGTAGGATTTAGTTCTAGACAAATTTTAGTTAACCAAGTAACAGATAATGCTAATGTACCAGAGGTATTTGCAAACACTCGAATTAAAGAATTAAGCAATACTATTCTCGATGTAATTAGTGATGGAATAGATTTCCTCCCTACTGAAATTTCTAATACAGCATATATTAAAGTTCCAGGATTTTTTAAATTAAAAGATTTCTTATTAATTACTAACGCCTCAAGAAATCAAATTATGTTTAACTTTGCAGACTCTACACTAGGAGCCGAAGTTACATACAGCGAAGAATATGATGCAGACTTTGGCGGTGCAATTTACGGTGTTGATAAAATCACAAAATTAACGTTTAGTGTTGATACTAGTGATATGATGGTTACTGACAACATTCAAATATTTGTTGAAGGCAAAGACCAACAGGTAAGACTAAATCCGATTGCCACTGATGCAATGGAACGTATGAAAATTGGTATTCCGCAGTCAATGCTTGACGCTGACTTTGAATACGGATTACAACCAACTAAGTGGCAGGCTATTGCACAGATGCGTAACTATCCCAGTATCTACGAAATTCCGGGATCAGATATTCCAGTATCTAATGTAGTTACAGACGGAAGTTCCGGGACTGGTAACATTGGAGCCAGTTTAATTACTGTTACTACAGTAAGTGCTCATAGTCTACTAGTAGGCGACCCTATTACAATTAAAGCATTAAACAATGCCGTTAGCGGATTCAGTAGAGCAGAAGGTACGTTCCTAATAGCTGCTGTAGGATCGGCGACTACTTTAAGTTTTTATGCAAAATCTAAAGTTGGCACAAACGGCCAAGTTCTAGCTACATCAGCTACACAGCTAAGAAAAGGCGGGTTCTATACAGGGTCAGCAATTGGAACTCCTGCATTTAGCGTATTTTCTAGCGGTAGTAGCGGAACTGTTACCACTGTATTAATTACTCCTTTAGGTAGAGACTTTATTGGATTTACTGGAACAATTCCGCCAATTGGAGCTCCGTTGTCCGGAACTGGAATTTCTACAGGTACACAAGTAACCAGTGTTGTAGGTAATGGCGGAGTATCCGCATCTACTACGCTTGCTAATCCTGCTAGTATTGGGGATACTGACATTGTTGTTAATAGTACTACGGGCATTAGTCCGGGTATGTTATTTGATCGAGGTGACGGCGTAGGTGTAGCTGTTACTAATATTGTAGGAAATACTATTAGTCTAGGTGGGTCGTTAACAAGTACTATTTTAGGAAGTTCAGAGAACTATACAAGTTTAACGCAAAATGCAACAAGTGGTAGTGGTAGTTCGGCAGTGTTTACTGTTGCCCGAAGCGGCAGCACCTATTCAACAACTGTAACTAGCACAGGCGGCGGCTATGTAGAAAATGATACTATTACTATAAATGGTAATCAGTTAGGAGGAACAACTCCAACAAACAACGCAACTATTACTGTTACAGGAGCTACCCCTGCATTCACTGTATCAACTTTAGATAATGGCACACTAATTGGGGGCTCTGGCTATTCTACAGCAACAGGAGTTGCTACTAGTAGCGGTGCAGGTACTGGACTAACTGTTAATGTTACCCAATCAAGCGGTGTGGTAACTGCGGTAGCTGTAAATTCTGGAGGTACCGGATATTCGCCAGGTGCAGTTATTACTATTACTAACCCGTTAGGAATAGGGGCAGTATTGACGTACAGTGCACCGAACCCCGTAGGAACTGGTTATACAACTGCCAATGGGTTGTTAACTTCTACTAGCGGATCAGGCACAGGACTTACTGCTAATATTGTTGCCGTCTCTGGCGGAATAACATCTATTACTATTGTAAATCCGGGAGTTGGTTATGCTCCTAGTGATACTGTAAGCATTATCGGTGGCGCTGCCCGAGGTACAATTCTTACTACCGACACTCTAGTAGGCGGCAGTGGCTATACCACTGCTAACGGAGTAAGTGTCTCAGGCGGTAGTGGTTCAAGTGCTACTGTAGATATTATTGCTAACATTATAGGCTCAGTTAGTGCTTTTAATACTCTAGTAGGAGGTACTGGATATACCACTGCTGGGTCTGCAGTTAGCCCAACCGGCGGGTCTGGAACTGGATTAGTTATTAACTACTCTGTCGAGCTTAACGCTGTTAAAGGTATTACCATTACTAATGGTGGCAGTGGATATACTGTCGGTAATACTTTAACAATCCCAGGCGGCGACGGCAATGCTACTTTTAATGTACAGACAGTAGGTAACGGTGCAGTTACTAGTATTACTGTTGCTAACGGTGGTACAGGATTTATTGCTGGACAAACATTAACTATCACAGGTGGCACAGGAACTGCAACATTCAATGTTGCCACTGTAACAACATACAACGGAGAATTTACTGTATCTACTGTATCTACTGCAGCATCTATTGAAGTAGCTAGTGTAAACTCAGGCGGAGCCATTCAAAGTGTAACTACAGCAGGTACTCCTATTAGTTCTCCTTCTAAGGATTTTTATAGTGCATTTACAACCAGCGAAGTAACTACAAGCCAAATAGCCAGCGGGAACACTGGTATAACATATAGTGCTATTGCCACTATTCAGGTTGCGTTTAATACTGCACACGGATTAGTTCCTGGATCTACAATTACCACTGCAATATCTAGTGTTGGCACAGGAGCTCAACTTGCAGCTGGCCCGTTTTTTGTAGAATCTGTTCCTGACAGAGATACTATTAGATACACAGCAAGAACGACTGGAACAATTGATAATACCTTAGTTGGAGTTGTATATGCTCGTCCTGACAGCTTCTTTGTTCATAGACCTTTTGACGGTGGAGTCCAGCTAGGTACAGCCAGTCCGAGCCATGGAGCAAATGCTCTACGTATGAGTAAGAAATACATTCGTTATCAATCAGGTAAAGGTGTTACGTACAATACTGGTGCTCTATTTGCGCCTAGCTATGATATAAGATCATTAACTGCTACTAGTACTGCAGTTGGCGCTATTATTACGCTAGTCACTGACGACACTGATCACGGATGTCAAGTAGGTGGCATCATTATTATTAGCGGTGTAATAACCAGTGGGTTTAACGGAACATATACAGTTACTGACGTTGCAAATGAAAGACAGCTATCAATTATTGCGCAACGCACACTAGGTGCAAATATTGCCTCACTTGGTAGCCCTTGCCAAATGTCTGTTAAAAATTGGCACGGTGCAACAATTCGCGCAGGCATATTTGACGATCAAAACGGTATGTTCTATCAATATGACGGTGTAAGAATGGCAGTGGTTAGACGATCAAGTACGTTCCAGATTGCTGGTAGTATTGCTATTAACTCTAACTCAAATACTGTTACAGGTACAAATAGTAGATTTACAGAACAATTAGCTGCAGGTGAACGAGTGGTTATTCGAGGTATGACTCATGTGGTTAGTAACATTATTAGTGATACGATCCTAACTGTAACTCCAGATTTTCGAGGTGTTTTCAATGTTGTCGATGCTAAGATGATGAAGACAGTTGATCTACAAGTTCCTCAAGAAGACTGGAATCTAGATGCATTAAACGGCACTGGTCCTAGCGGTTACAATCTTGATGTCACTAAAATGCAGATGATCGGTATTCAACATACATGGTACGGTGCAGGATTTATTGACTTCATGCTAAGGGGCAGCGATGGTAATTATGTATTTGCTCACAGATTCCGTAACTCAAACGTGAACTCTGAAGCATATATGCGTACCGGTAACCAACCTGTTCGATATGAAGTCAGTAACGAAGGTGCTATTGGTAAGTTATCTGAAGCAATGACCATTACACAGACCACTATTCCGTTGGAAAATACCTACTGGTTCCCGAACAGCGGCACTGTTTATATTGACAATGAACTAATACGATTTACTGGACGAACAAATACTGCCTTAACAGGTTGTACTCGTGCTGCAGGTCTAACACAATTCACAGCAGGTAGCCAACGTACATTTACAGCAGCGGCAGCTACAACACACGCAGCCAAGGCAGGAGTTGTGCTGGTTTCAAACACAGTCACTCCTATTATTAGTCACTGGGGTTCAGCGTTTATGATTGACGGTCAGTTTGACAGTGATCGTGGCTACATCTTTAACTATGCTGCAACTAATACAGCGATTAGCGTAGAAAAGAAAACTGCATTCTTGATTCGTCTAGCACCTAGTGTTAGCAATGCTCAGATTGGTGACCTAGGTGAAAAAGAACTGTTAAACAGAGCGCAGTTACTACTGTCAAGTATTAGCATTACCAGTGACCCAGTGTCGTCAGCAGATCCGTTTGTTGGTAACACATGGTCTAGTGGCGGTACTGCTACTAGTGGACAATATTACACACGTACAACCGCAGCAGGTGTTAAGAACTGGTATCAAGCTACTAGCACAGGAACATTCAGTTCAACTGCCCCAGAGTTTGCATCAGGTACAGGTGCTAGCGGTACATATGGTGTTAACCTAACATGGGCCGGCGTTACTCCTAATAATGCTGGTGGTATCGTTATTGAAGGTGTATTGAATCCTATTAACTATCCTACTGATCCTACTAAGATCACTTGGACTGGACTAAGCGGTCAAGCCGCTGGTGGACAACCTAGCTTTGCACAGATTGCATCAGGTGGTTCTGTATCATGGGGTGGCAGCTTGACAACTACCAATGCCACAATACAGGGTGCATTCACAGCCAACTTGGTGGCTAAATCGTTCGCTGCAAGTACACAAACTGTAACAGCCGTGTCGTTTAGTCCGGGCAGTGTCACAGCTACACTAACTGCTGTTAACTTAGATAGTGGTGCATTCATTGGAAATTATCGACGAGCAATTTCTACCTCTAGAAATGACTTCTTAGTTACTACTGCGGCATACGATGCACTAACTTCAAATACAACAGTTATTACAGGTGCATCAGGCGATCAACTGTTTGCAGCCACTTATCTTGTAAGTGGGCAGCGCATAAGCTCAGTTACAAGAAATTATACTACCTACAACAGCGTAGCTTACACCCGTATAAACCTAACGCAATTCCCCAATAGTTCTAGTCCCCAAGGCGTTTTTGTAGGTGATAGTAACGTCAGCGTTACATTGACTTCTGTGTTGCCCACAACTTATTCTTCAGCGATCAGTTCTGCTAGAACAGACTTTTTAACTACATCGACTGGCACTAGCGCAGTCACTGACCCGTTGAGTGCTACTACATTCCTCACAGGCAGTCAAACTATCAGTAGTATTACTGCTAACTATGTTAGAATTAATGGAACTCTCTACAGTCGTGTTGTTATGAGTTCAGCAGGCTCTGCCAGCAGTACAGCAGGCACAGGCAATAATGTAACAGTAACAGTGACTTCCGCGAGCAGTGGTACATACACACAAGCTCTTAGCACAGGTAGAACTGACTTCTTGATTACTGATGCTGCATACGACGCTCTAGGAGGAGCTGGTAGTATTGCAGTAGGTGACTCGTTGAGTTTGGCCACATTCATCACAGGCGGTCAAACTATCCTTAGTGTAACAAGAAGCTATATCACTTTGGCCACTGTGAGTCATACACGTATTGTCATGAGTGCCGCGGCCAACAGCAACAGCACTGCAGGTTCGGGCAACGATCAAACAGTGGTTGTAACAGCAGCTGGTTCTGCCAACACTTACACGGGTACTAACTTCTTGTTCTTCACATCAGCCACCTGGACGGCCAGTGGGGCAGTGGCCAACACCAGGGTCGCTACAACAGATACTAAATTCCCAGCTGGTACCAGTGTAAGCGTAATTTCCAGTAGGACATATGGAGCTACCACTGTCTACAGGATTACATTCACACAGTCAATGACCACATCGGTTAGCGCCGGCGGAACATTAACATTCCAGTTCGGTAGTTTGTTTGCTCTACCAGGTGAAACTGTATTCTCATTCGTGGCTAACCCCGGGGAAACTAATTCGTTAAGTTTAGATGCCTTAAAAGAACTTACCAGTACTACCATTGGTGGACGAGGTACATTCCCCAATGGTCCAGACGTGTTGGCTATCAATGTGTTTAAAGTAGCAGGCGGTGCAACCAATGCCAACTTGATTCTACGTTGGGGAGAAGCGCAGGCCTAAGGGCCGTTGCCACTCAAAGAAAGCCCGCACATGGGCTTTTTTTACCACCCCTAGAACCCGCCCAGATCGGCACCAGAGTCCAGCCGCGAAGCGGCGAAGCGCAAAAACAAAATTTACAACAGTTAAAACCCTAGTTAATAACCTCGCACAAATAGGCCAATCGATAAATACACTTATGTTACTAAGAGAACTGATTCAACCTCCTGCAACGGGCGCACCCGTAGTTGCCACACCCACTGCACAGGACCCAGAACCCACGCCAAAAGACGTAGCTGATATACAAGCACTCATAGGCACAATAGATCCACAAAAAGAACAACCACAAACGCTGTTAAACAAGCTGTCTGGTTGGATGAAAACTTATCCTATACTAGACAAAGTAACGGACATTATACCACAGACTCGACTGATCAAAGCTATAGCCGCTGCCGCAGATGCTATAGAAGCTGGTGACAGTAAGACTGCTCTAAATGCACTAGCTGGTGCAGTAGGTGGTAATCTAGCACAAGTAGCACGAGCTGTTAATGTTGGCTCAGCACTGGCACAAGGTGATGTCAAGCAGGCCGCATTGGCAGCAGGTGGTACGGCAGCAACAGCAGCCAAAAGTATCAGTGCTGCCACTAGTCTAGCACAAGGTGACATTGCTGGTGCAGTGGGTAATGTGAGTAAAGGTGCAGGACAGGCTGTATCAGCACTACAAGCTAAGATGGCACCACAAACCGCACCCGTAACAGCTACAGCAACAGATGAACTAGAGCGTATTAAACAGTTGGCTCGCGTATAAAGACTATCAGTGCTAGCGGCTACGCTCTAGCACACTGCTTCGCAGTAGAGGTTTTAAAAAATCAATAAAAACACCGTATAAGCAGAGTAGCCCGAAATGGGTCTACAGCCCAAAAAAAAATTACCGCGCAAAAAATTTAGGTGGAGTACTTTTCTTTCTGTGGTGGTGATTTAGCACATGTGGGGTGTTAAGCGTATAGTAAGTAAGTATTAAGATTATATTTGTATACCCCGACCCCACCAATTGCCTCACCGGCCGGCCACCAGAGAGAAAAAAAATCCTAACCTACCGGGAGCGAATCGGATCAGTTAGGATTGAAACACCTCTCAGTGTTTACATGGGCTAGCCTGCTAAATACACAGCCGGGAGCGAATCGGACTTAGAGTGTACTCTACAGGGCCTAGCCCTGCTACAGTTATGCTCTACGCATACATGTAACCTCTGCAACAGCACGCCAATTGCTGGGCATACTACGCTTCAAGTCTGCTATCTTTAGTACTGTACGCAATGACAGTTCCCGCAGCTTCTTCTTGTTATCATCTACAAAGTCAATCAATACTTCTTTCTCTAAGTCGCTAAACTCGTAGTCATCTAGCATACCGCACTCGCTAACCACTTGTCTAATACGCAACAACTTCTCACGCTCTGTGTCAATAGTCAAGTCCAAGTAGTGGCAACGGCTCTCTAATGCTTCCAAGTGATCACGTAGCTTCTTAGAGCGCACGTTGTCAAACTTGATGTTAGTAATAAAGATAGCACCACCCTTAAACTCGAATGAGTTAGGCACACCCTCTGAGCGCAACAAGCGTGAGTCTGTGTTCCAATGGATCATACGCTTCTTTGAGCTGTCCAATGCTGCCTTAAGGATGTTAAGGCTAAGGTCATCTAACAGCACTGAGTCACAGTCATCGAACACTAGGATGCTCTTCTTGTCTGAGTACTCGTACAGCTTACTGTAGAGTCCAATAGCACTCATAGCGCCCTTGACCACTTCATACTTCTTCAGCTTCTCGTTCTGTGCTACATCTGCGAACACATCGTGCTTTGACAGTACCTTCTCTACACCAAACGATTTGCCTACACCCGGAGGGCCTGTAACGATCATAGCACGTACATCACCCTTCTTAACGGCACGTGTCATGTCGTCCAAGATGTTGAATCGTGTGCGCAAGCGTTCCATGATCTCGTCATCTGTTACGCCTGCCAGTTGTTGTTCTTTGGCTTTGAGCGCATCTGTGTCGATGTCAAAGCCTGTACTAGTAGCCTTTGATGGCTTGCTCTTTGCGGTCTCTAAGCTCAAAACTCTGTATCCTTTAGTCATCAAGTTCGCTCCTATGTGTGTTTGTGTGTGTGTCTATTATACTATTAAGCGGCTACTAAGTCATCCAATTTGGACAACATGTTAGCCGGCACTCGCCATGCACCCTGATTGGTTCTGACCGTTACATATTTAATGGCTATCTTCTCTACACGGCCAATCAATGTCATGCCTGTCTTTGAGCTGGTAAACTCTACTGAATCACCTACTGCCAAACTCGCTTTGGTCAGTTTGGCTAGGGTAGCACGTTTCCATTTGACTGCATCAATGATTGATACTAGGTCTGTGTTGGTGAAGTCGCCAAACATAATGGCTTGGTTGATCTCTTGTACTGTACGCATAGTGTCGCTCCTATTTGTTGTTTAGCTTAGGCAGAGTCTCTAAACTCTCTCCGTATCCTTTAGTTACAACCCTTTTTGCATTTCTGCTGGGTTCTTACATACGAGGATCGCCTTGCTATGTATCTATTATAACAGCTTTAGATCCAGCTGTCAACCATTAAGACGGGCTTCTTAAGCACTCGTTTTACAAAGTCCTCGGGCTCGTCGTCTGCACGTACAAGCACAAAGCCCATGCTCTCTACCAAGTCTATCTCGCATACTTGGAGGTCAATGCCTGCCGCCTCAAAGGCAATGTTCATCTTAGTCAGTGCATACTTAACACCTGCGTCAAATGCCGCGTACTCGCCATCGCCTACATCTTCTTGGTCATAGTCAAAACCCTCTACCATAACGTTCGCATAGTCCTGTCCATCTGCTACGATGAACTTGCCAATCTTCTTCCAGGCCTTTTGGTCTGTGCTGTCAAAGTGGTCACAGGCTTCGTTAATGTCAAAACTAGCAAAACGGTCATAATTTACTTTAGTCATCTCTCGCTCCTTTTGTGTGTGTATGTATGTATTATAGCACCAATCTATCGCTCTGTCAATCGTTGCCCCATCTAAGTGCCCTAGTTCCTCTAGGGCTAGAACACTGTTCCTCAGCGTCCTTAAATGCTCTTTACTTCAGCAACCTTATTTCTTATTATGTGTTAATTATAGCACCAATCAATAACCTAGTCAACCGTAGGGTTAACTAGGAATCATATGCGGCATATAGGGCACAGCTCTAGGACCGTGGCGTTCTTGCAACAGTCTGCGGGCTTCTTGTGCATCCATTGCACCCACCCGGTCTTTGAACTCTGAGCCATCGGGCCTGCGTACAGTAGCTTCAAACAGTTTCATAACCACTCCTTATAGTCACCAGCTTCTTCGTTGTCATCATAGCCTGCGTTATAGGCTTCTACTTCATCAGGCGTCATGTCCTTGTAGCCTACACGAGGTGAACTGCCTGTGTCTGCCATGTAGTAGTGTGGCGTCCTGCCTCTGCGGTAGTAGCTGTCTGCCATGCCGCGATCGTATGGGCCACCGTGGCGGGTATCAATTACAATGTGTTCTCTAACGCTCATCTCTGCTCCTTAAATCTTTGTGAGGATCCAAACCTTGACAGCAAAAATCACTGCCACCACCACCACTGTTACAATAATTTCTAAGCCTGTCATCTCTGCTCCTTGTTGTCTATGTATGTATTATAGCACCAATCAATAACCCAGTCAACCAAAGGGTTACCAGGCAATCTCTTTAGAACCGTAGCGGATCTTGCCTTCGTAGTCCAATTGGCTCTGCTCAAACTCTGTGAGCGCATCGTCAGCAACGATAGTCCAATCAATGATCGTCTCACGGAATGCATAGTTGTCGCACTCGATCTGCCCACGCACACCCATCACAGTCTCTGTGACCTTGTTGACGTTGACCTTCTTGACCACGTAGTCTGAACCACCCTTGGCTTTCCAGTACTGTGGGCACTGGCCTGTACCGTCCCAATCATGGGCACCGTAGTTCTCGTAAGTCTGTGTAGTGATTAATAGTTTAGCCATTTGGTTCGCTCCTTGTTGCTGTCTATGTGTCTATTATACTGTCTTTGGGCTAGAGTGTCAAGCCAGTTCACGTTGTTTTTTAACAACAGCCGCCATGCTGTCGATAAAGCCCTTTTGCTCGCGCTTGCTCATCAGCGCCAGCATCTGTACAGCCATGCTCTCCAAGTAGCCAGCGGCATAGGCGTGTGAACCATAGTTCTCGTATGTAGCATCGGAGAACTTGCGCAGGATCTCTTTAAACTCTACTTGATTGTCTGTATGAAACATTTGGGCTCCTTTGTGTCTGTATGTATTGATTATACTGCCTTTTGGCAAACCTGTCAATAGGTATATGTCTGGCCTAGTTGGTCTAGAGCTTCTTGTTGTATTTTTGCCACATACTTCTGCACGGCTTCAAGCGCCTTATGCTCTTTCTCATCTACGTCTGGACAACCGTAGTTGGCTCGGAAGTCAACCCATGCACTCAATGTGCCTGCTCGCTCAACCCCAGTGACGGAGCTGGTGAATGATTCTAGGTAATCTAGACGTTCACGGTTTAATAGTTTCAATGCTTTTTCCAATTTCATCGTTCGCTCCTTTGTGTGTCTATGTGTTAATTATACTGCCAAATGCTCAGGCTGTCAACAACCCTACGATTTGGAAGTACTCTGAATGGCTCACGTAGAAGTCTGAGCGTGGGTCATAGTACTTGCCCTCTTTGTTGTCATAATACAACACTCTGCCGTTGAAATTGTACGGGCCTTCTAAGCCCTTGCGTGGGCCATAGTTGTCACGCATGTTGTCTACGGTGTTAAGAACCTTGTAACCCATATCGCGCTCCTTTTGTGTCTGTATGTAAGTATTATAGCACCAAACAAAGACCCTGTCAACCAAAAGGTTATTTGCGTTTTTTGATGACTTCTAGGATCTTCTGTTCAAAATGCTCCGAATAGCGACGCTCATCGCCGGAGTTTTCGCTGTTAGGATACTCTAGGCATTTGCGGAGACTGTCAGCAAGTTCCAGGATCTCTTTGACTTTGTGATTAACGATGAAAGTATATTTGGACATATAATCCCTTTCTTTTACTGTAACTACAGTATAACGCCAAAAGGGCAAGATGTCAAGTGGTCCGGCGACCAGGAATCGAACCTGGATTGATAGCTTAGAAGGCTACTGTTCTGTCCATTGAACTACCGCCAGAAACTTGGTGGGCCGTGAGTGATTCGAACACTCCACCAAAGGATTATGAGT